ACATTATCAAAAAAGAACTAAGTCTTTCTGGTGTTCAGCGTCCAATTAAAATGTTTGGTGCTAAACAATTTTTTCAATTAGGTGAATTTAAAGGATGGGTAATCGAAAAATGATACTTACCAAACAAACAATTTCAAAAGTCTTTCACGAACTTCAACTTGAAGACAATTACAACTTTCTTGAGGATGACTTGATTAAGCTTGTAAACGCATATATTAAGGAAGCTACGCCAATCATTGCAAAAGAAGAATTGGCAAATTGCGTTGAAGTTGTGAATGCATTAAACCCAGCGGTAGGAAACAAACTTCTATCTGTACGGATGTTGGCTATCAAAAAAATGGAAGTAAAAAAATGATTTCATTAGCAGGTATTGTCTTGCTGTTTGTAATCTTTAGTTTGTTCTCTTTATAAAAAAGACCCTCTCTGGTGAAGGACAGAGAGGGTCAAGAGGCCCACTGCAAGGTTAGCCAAAACTACATGATAGGAGAAGATTCAAGAGCTTTTTGTGTTGATTCTCTATCTGAATTATTTTTTCCTTTTTGTACCCAATCATATCCATTCCAGATAAGTTCAGGGACATTCAATAATCCACCTACAATTTCAGTTGGTAAAGATGGATACATCATCAGTGTGCTACCAAGAGTAGCCGCGCCTTTTGAAATAGTGCGTGGATCTAACCATCCTTTTTCTTTAGCAGTCTCGACAGTATCATAGCCACTAGACAATGCTCCCAGACCACCAAGACCTCCAATACCTACGCGAGCTATTGAGGGAAGAGCTCCCTTAGCTACCGTACCAGCAGTCTTAACGCCAGCTTTAACTTCATTGGCAATAGGAGTGTTGGGATTGATTTCGTACTTCGACATATCAATACCGGGGTTACCGGGGATTTTTCGAGATGTAATTTCACCAGTCTCCTTAAACACGCCGGGTCTTACCTGCATCACACGAGGTTTGGCAATCATTTGGTCTGGAGTAGGTTTAATCGCATCTAAAGCTTGCTGTACCTCAGCCATAGTCCTAATTTTGACAGGAGTAGCACCGGGGTTTTTAGACTTTAATAGAGTGTTATATTCTTTCTCTAAATCCGACAAATTTAAATTTAAATTGTGATTAATCTGACTATTCAAATACCGTTGCATCGACATTCGAGTAGATGGACGATTGATATTCTGATCTAAGCCCATTATTTGACTATAGACATTAGGTATCAAAGGAATAACCTTTTTCCCAGTTTCAACCGATCCAGCAGTTCCAGCACCTATATAGCCACCAAGTACTTTGAGAGTATCTTTTTGGGCTTCTTTAACACCGGGGATTTCTTTAGGATCTGTGTACTCTAGCTCTTTATTTGGATGCTCTTTTTCAGCATCAGCAACAGCATCATTATTAAGATCACTACCATCAAAAGCCTTACCTGAATTGGAGCTAGGAGCCTCTTCTTTAGTTGAAGTGCTTTCTTCTTTTTTTTCAGGTTTTTTATTCCAAGTACCACCTTCAAAACCAGTAATGGCATCAGCAATTTTTTCTGCTGACCCTTCTGGAAAAGGTTCATTTGGATCTTTGATGCCAACAGTTGTAGCTAAGTAATTTTTGTAATTACTACGCCCTTTTTCATCATTTTCTTTTGAAGCAGGCGTATATACATCAATGAACTTATTAGGCGTGTCTAAACCTCTTTTAAGCTTGATATTGATATCACCAATTAAAGCTTTTCTTCCAAAAGATGGTTCTTCAAAAATAGCAAAACCCTTATCGTCAACACCTACTTGACCTTCATAAGTCACCCCTTTAGGTGGACGAAGATTGCCGGGGTTGTTATACCACTGAGCTAATGTTGGTTCTGCCATTACGCTTTCTCCCCAGTATCAACCCACTTTCCAGTTTTTTCATCGCGTTGAAACCAATTGCCATTAGAGCCTACGATACGACTTTTTCTAGTCGAAGAAGAACTATTTTGTGGTGGATTGTTTTGTTGAGTATTTTGTTGATTGTTACTTTGACTGTTTTTATTCTCAGTAGAATTAGGATCAACTTTACCGTAAGGATTGTAAAAAGCAGGCGAATCATAGCTAGGCTTACCAATAGCAATTCTATTGTGTTCTCTAGCGTAATCCCCTTGGCGACGATAGTACTCTTCATTAGCACCAAGATGTCGTGCATCAACCTTACTGTCAACGATATAACGGTACTTGTCGATGTTGTTGCGCTCACCATGAGCCATGAGGTCAAGAATACCGACCAAAGCTTGCTGGGAGTTAAATACACCCGGTTGTGACGCGCTTTGCAACTGTGTATAGGCATCAGTTGGATTAACTGCACCGTTACGCAATTGGACTTGTTGAGCCGCTAATAACTTAGCCAATTCTTCAAACTTGGCACGAGCCTGCGGAGTCATCAAACCTTGTCTTACATAGTTATCAAGGTTCTTGAACATGTCTCCAAGCTTGCCATCAGCCGCCGCTTTTGCCACGATTTCAAATGGATTGTCACCACCGAACATACCCAAGATGCGTTGCATCTGTTGCTGACCATTGACAGTAACTTCCTTACCATTTTCATCTTTAATCTTGGCTTCGTTAAGACCTTTACCAAGAGCCAAGTTACGGATGTTTTCCATTGTTTGTAAACGAGGAATAGCCGCGTCATGATCCGCTCTGAATCGCTCTTCAACAGTCATACCATTCTTCTGTTGCTGATCAACATACTTGGCAATAGCATCTTGCTTATCTGTCCTGCTCATCGCATTCCAAGTATTGACATCAATTTGTGGTGGACGACCATTATCCAAATTCTTGTAATAAGCATCAGTTGTAGCTTTTACTTGAGCAGGATCTGCACTTGGATTAGCACTAGCATCAATAAACGCTCTAAATTGAGAATCAAGGCGTGGGTAATCACTTGCAATTTTTTCTGCTTGACCTGTCGTAGTAACGCGCCCAGAAGCCTGATCCCAGAATTGTTTAGCCGCCTTTGCTACTTCGGTATCATTACCAAGTGCCGCGATTGCTGTATAAGTTCTTTCATCCATAGGCTGACCAGACTCTTGCCAAGCTTTAAACATGTCTTTTTGCTTAATCTTCTGACCAAGCAAAGTATTTGCCAATTCACGCTGAATTTTTAAATTGGTGATAGGCAGAATATTTTCACGCTGTTGCTCAACATTCTCACCCATAGCCTCAGACGCACTACCTAAAGATGCCAAAAAACCTCCTAGTTGAGGCTTGGCAAATCCAGCGGCGACTTTGAACCAATTAGGGTTTTGATAGCGTTTTTCTAAATCAGTAATACCCTTATCGGTAGCATCACGAATTCGTTGTAAATCTTCAGGTTCTAATCCCTGTGGATTGATCTGAGCCAGACCACCAGCAAACTGGGGATCTGTGCTTCTAGGATCTGATGGGGCTATTGTTTTTTCAGCCATTATTTTCTCCGAGAAGGCAATGCACCAAGCATGCGAAGTGAACCGCAACCCATCATGCCTAATGAAGGTCTTTTTCTAGCATCTACTAAACCGCCTTTGGCACAGCAAGGAATGCAACAGTCTACGCAACATGGCGCACAGCATGGCGCACAGCAAGGATTGCAAGACTCACATGGATTGCAAGAGCTACAAGGACTGCAAGTGCTTGGTTTGCAAGGATTGGTTTTAGTGCCACATGAAGCGCAATCTACAGGGTTACAGCAAGCATCAAGATACTTACCATCAGCACCTTTATGCCAACCATTACGAGCCGCATCTAGATCTGCTTGTGTCATACCTTTAGGCAAAATGCTTGGTTTGCATAAACCAAAAGTGCATTTAATAGCTTTCTTAGCTTTGCAGAAGATATCTGGGTATTTGCACAATACGCCCAAGGTACCAGCACCAATAGCACCAGCCGCAGACAATGGTGACATGCACATAGTTGTCTTGACTGATGTTGGGATTTGATGTCCTTGCAACAAGCTTGAATACTTAGCCAAAGTAGAGAATGGATAGCACTGAGCATTTTGCTTAATCGTTTGGCATTGAGCTCCAAGTTGAGCTAGAGCATTAATGCAAGCAAGATTTTGCTGGGAAGCCGCAGTTCCTAATGTACCCATGCCAACACCAGCCGCTTGTTTTGCACGCGCACATTCAGCGGTAGTTGTACCTGCAATACTACCCAATTGACCGAGCAATTGTTGGCGTTGACCAGCGGCGGTTAATGCTTGGTTGTAGCCTTGGTTTTCCATGTTTGCAATGTTTGCATTTAAGCATTGCAAGGCATTTGCATTGACTTGACCCAATACTTGAGCACCGCGCTGTGATCCGAATTGACCAGATCCAATAGTTGCGGCGGTTGCCATAGGGCTTAGGTTTTGCTGAATATTACGGTTAGCAATATCCGACATGCTGTTAACAGCAGAATTAATGTATGGGCTCATGTAGCATTGAGCTAACTGAGCTGTATTTGTGTTTAATGCTTGGCAAAGATAAGGTTGCGCCGCGCCAGCAATATTCTTATTAGCCGCGCATCCTAGCGTCGTTAAACCCTGCTGGTAGATTGGTTGATAAGTACCTGCGTTCTGACAAGCAGTATTAAATGCCTTTTGTTGTAAAGGTTGAGCACCAACAAACTCAGCTCCTTGTTGAGCTTTGTTGCCACGACAAGCAAGATTGGTGAGGTAATTAGTATAAAACCCCGGCGCACAGGTCGATTTATTCTGTGACGACTGCAACAAGTTTGCCATTATTTTCTTCCCTTCTTGATATAGTCAATTGGGTCTTTAGCTTTTGGTGGTATTTTGTCCAAAGGCGCACTTCGTTTTTGAGCACGCAATTTGGTACGCAAACCATCAAGAATTTCAGCACCTTTCCTATTATCGCCTCCTCCTAGCGCGGTGACAAATGAGGCAGGGAATACATACTCACCATCAGCGATTTTGGCTGGTACTGGATTGCTACCATCTTCTGCTTTGTGTGGGATCTGTTTACGGAATCCTTCCAAAACATGCATACCAGCCTTGCTAGAACCGTCTCCAAGAGCCGATACAGTCTCGGCATCCATGACATAGTCACCATCGTGAAGCATCGCTGGAATGTCGTCTGATTGACCTGTGCCACCTCCACAGGCGTAATAGCCAGTTACACCAGTAATGAACTCTGGATGGTGACCTTTAGGAGCCGCCGAAGCGTATTTGCTAGGCAATCCACCCTTTGCATATCCAGAGGCATATCCAGAAGCAATTGATGGTTGAATGTGTTTTAAAGGATTTAAATCAGTCTTAACTTGTTGACCGCCTGATCCACGCAAAAATTCTGCTTTATCGCATACAAATTTAGGAGTCAAATTCTTATCTGAAAATGAATCTTTCCAAGTCGATGCGGCGTTACTGGCTTTTCTGCGTTTTTGTTCATCTGCACAATCAGAAGAGCAATCTGTAGAGCAATTTGCACTACCACCGCAAGCATAAGCTAATCCACCACCTTGGCATTGACCAAGCACATTAGCGCGACATTGCAGTAAATACATGCAAGCTTGCTGTTGGTTTCCGCATCCACATGGCAATAAAATTGAACATTTGCTAACTGGTGAAAGAATTGAAGTTCCACCAACTTTGGACAAACCGCCTTTATAAGTGTTTGCACCACTGTTATTGATAAATGATGCTGAACCGCATAAGAATGATGGCATTCCTGTCCCTCCTGATGACTGACTTGATGCTCCAGATGATGATTTTGTACCTTTACAAGAGCCACTAGATCCTGTTCCTACAGTGCAGGTAATCTTAGACAATATAGAATTTTTGGCATTCTTGGCAGGATTGCATCCACCCAAAATCTTTGTGAGTTTAGGTTTTTTACCTGTAGCACCTTTTGGTTTTTTCAATAATTTTCTTAACTTACCTAATTTTCGTAAGTTAGGATCGCAACTGCATGAGCATGCACAGCACTCACAGCAAGTTGAGCAACAACAAGTTGAGCAATCACAAGCAGTACAGCAAGTTGTGCAATCAGAATTACATGGAGCACAGCAAGAAGGTGTACAGCATGAAGGCATACAGCATGATGTAGGAGCACAACATGCAGTAGGAGCACAGCAGGGCATGCAAGAAACACAACAAAATCCACAAGAAAAACATCCCACTTCACATGACAAAGCGCAAGTGATTGAATCTAACGCGCTTGTACATCCATAACATGCGCTAGGTACACAATTTACTGGAGTATTGCAATAGAAATTACATACTGCTCCACAAGTAGGAACGCAAGATGGCGCGCATCCTGTAGGTAAACATGTTGACGGTGTGCATCCCGAAGGCAAACAGGAGGAAGGTGTACATCCCGAAGGCAAACAAGAAGACGGAGTACAACTTGAAGGCAAGCAAGAGGATGGAGCGCAAGTAGGTGTACAGGTCGGAGTGCAATAAGAAGGAGTGCATCCTGTCGGTAAACATGTTTCTGGCATGCAACTTGGTACACAAGTCGGCAGACAAGGGGTAGCACAAAAAGCAAGACAAGAAACTGGTTCAGCAATGCAAGTAGGAACGCAACTTACTGCATTTGTTACATCGCCAATCACACAAGCTACATCGGCAACATCACTAGCCGTTGATGCCACATCTGCTACTTCTACTGCTGTATCAACCACATCTACCACATCCATGGCTTCAAATAGTGGTTCTGCCGCGCCATCAGTAACGACATCGAGTCCTACACGAACTACAGTAGTAACAACTTTAGCAGGGCCACTTTTTCCACCGCCACCTCCACCTCCACCATAAATTCGACCAAAGCCACCGTCTTTTACACGAGTTGCTGAATCACCTAAAGGTTCGCCTAATGCATATAGTTGTCTTCTAGAGTAGTTCATAGTGTAATCTTCCAGTTATATTCTTTGATATCAGAAACCTCTAGAGTTCCACCTTCTCTAGCAACAATCTTTCTCATAATTGCGACTATCTCAAAGTTATTCGCATGACCGTAAATCTTTTTTACATTTAATTTATGTAAACGACGGAATATGTCTGACATGGCTTTCATAATGCCTAAAGGACTATCTTCAGTAGCAATATGGCATTCGTATGTTTTAGGGGCAATTTCAATAAAAATGACTACTGTGTTGCCTTTGGAAAGCATAAAAGCTTGTTTATTTTTAATGAAATAAGCACATAGTCGAAGTATGAGTTTTGGATCTAACCCATTCTTTTGAGCAAAGCTCGATATTATTTCTGACGGTTTCATACACTTTGCTCCAAAGTAGGTGCTATGGACATGACCCCAACCACAGCCTTTGCCCAATCTTCCCAATTATCAAACGATCGATGATCTGGCAATCCAGATTGGACAAAGTAACCTATGCCATTCATACCATCAACCCACATTCTCCAATGCTCTTCAGGCACATGCCCTAACTGATTTCCTGCAAAAAGCTCTTCCATCAGTTTGCAATACTGTTCCCATGACATACCCCTTGGATCGTAAGTTATCATGGGTTTCCTGTTCCGCGAACATCGCCTGTTTCTCCACTCAATATTACACGACCCATAAAATAGTTGCCGTTTTGAGTGTTGCTAATAAATCGTAAGCGTATTTCTCGACGCTGTTCTTTCATATCTATTTTAAGTGTTGTTGGGTCAAAAGGATACGGGGAAGACTCTTGGTCTTCTCCATCTGCATAACCCTTACCAGTCACAACAACTTGCATAGATCCGTTTTGTACAAAGTCTGGTTCGATTCTTTCAATACGAGTCCAAAGGTTGTCGCCCGGCTGTTGTGTTGCTCCTACTAAACCTAAGCCACTACCCAATACATTGGTTTCAAAGAATGACTCAATAGCATTTTCATTGTTCAAAAATACCTGATTAGTTCCTGTCTCATGAACCCAGAGGTCGTATTGATTGGTATCGTTTTGTGTATTAGCCGCCCATATAGGCTTTTTAAACACTTCAGAAAAAGTTCCAGCAGAGCGATTAGCACCATTAGCTAATCCTGCGTCATACCAGCATTTTTCACGAATGTTGTAAATAATTGCGTCGTTGCATTCTGTAGCATCACCGCGTGGATAGAACCACCAAATTTCACCCCAGCGTGGGATCTTACTAACCCATACTTTTTGACGCTGTGCAGTATTAAGACCATCAAAAAACCAGTTCATGTTTTGAGTATTGGGAACTTCTTGCACAACACCGTTGTACATGAGGAATCGGTCAGTACCAGCCCAATAATAAATACCGTCATACTCAATTACACATGAGCTAGACATGATGGATGACTGCTGAGTGATTAAGTCATAACGCCAATAAATAGAGGATGTACCCACTGTTTGAGGAGCGTAAGTAACGCGAACCACTGAATCTAATGTCCAAAACAGACCCGATGGTGAGGTTGTGCCTCCCCTCAAAGGCAAACCTTTAACGACTTTGGTAGAAGCCACATTGTTTGCATTCGAGTCAGCAGAAGTCCAATTATTAAAATCTCCTGCCGAACAGTTCTGAATCAAACCATTATTGCCATACACAAATAGGTATGGATAAAGCATTACAACACCACCAGATACGCTGATGTTGTTATCAAAAGTGAGGGTAGTTGTTCCTGATGCAGTTGCAGGTAGGCTTAAAACAACTGTCCATACACCAGCTACTAAAGAAGAAGAAACAACTGTCGTATTAGGTTGAATGCCAGTACCAGATACTGATACCCCTGCACCCATAGCAATATTGGTGGTTGCAAAAGTCACACTAGTTGAGGTTGCTGTCGTTGTACCTGTTGCAGAAAACACCCCTACTGGACTTAAAGTAGTGCCAGTAAATTCACCTATTAAAGGGCGCGTATTTACTGTGCTATCAATGCTTTTGAGGTTTTGACCGGGGTGAGCTATTAAGTTATTTTTACCAGTACCGTAGGGGTCATAACCTGTATCAAACTGCCATAGTGTTTTATCACTTGGATAAAAAGACGAAACAGAACTGATGATTCCTGAAAAGCCTGATCCTGTACCACCAATACTGGCTGAATTAAAAGTAAAAGTACCGCCATACGCATAGGTGGCTAAACCACCATTAGTGATTACGACATTAGCAACATTGTTACTTGAAACAGTTACGGTGGCTAAAGCACCTGTGCCTAGAGTTGTGACTAAAGGTACATTGGTATAGGTACCGTTTGAATAGGCAGACCCCGGATTGACAATCTTTACTCCTGTCACTGATCCAAGAGGAACAACAGCGGTAGGCCCTGATCCGATTGCGTCGTCGTTATCAATAATCCATTGTTGAATACTGTCTGCAAACCCTGAAATAACCCATGTTTCACCATCTTGGGATTGCAAAATCATTCCACGACTAATGCCGGGGGCGTTTAAGAAAGCGGCGTTAAATCCACCGATCTTGCGAGGACGACCATATTGAAATCTAACCCATTTACCATCTACATAAGTACCAGAAGCGAATAGCGTTCCATCTCGCTGTATGCCTGCACCAACCTGTAGGACTGATACTTTTACGGTCATTAGAACGCTCCACCATCAATACCGACTGGCAATAAAAGACCATTAGCTGTAAGTTGACCTGCTGGTTGCCCTGCAATCGCAAATCCAATTTGACCTGAAGCAGGTAAGTAAAGACCAGTTGTTAGGTCACCTTGGAAGTTAAGAGAAGGTGCTGATGAAGATCCATTACCTAGAGTCAACGAGTTGATAAAACTTGATGTTGCCGAGTTTGCGTTGTAAATGTTTGTACCATCGCAAATCGCAATAATGGCTTGGTTTTGAGGCAATGTTAGGGTTGTACCGCCAACTACACCAGTTGAGAAAGTCAGTGTATAAGAACCCGTTGTTACATTCCTTAATGAGTAAATTTGTACAGTAGGAGGAACAATAACAGTCAAATTTAATCCCAATACGCCTGTGTACTCTTGCACCACATTTTTTGCTTGTGCAGAAGTTAGGGTGTATGGTGAGGAAACAATACTGCTAACATTGACTAACAACTGGGTGTAGTTAAACACATTGGTTTGTGCCAATGCATAGGTATACCAGTTAGTGCCATCGGTCACAAATACGCTTGAATTAGCAAGTTGGATCTGAACAGAAGTAGCTGTAAAGTCAATTGTTGCGCTACTTTGTGTCTGTACTGTCAATATTCCAGAGCCATCATTTTTGACAATGACAAAGTATCCTGCTCCAACTGTTGATGCTTGAGGTAGTTTTGCTGTACCTGCACCACCAGTCCAAACATACATCGCGGCGCGATCATTGCTTGTAAATGTATAAGTCGAAGAGAACTGAGAAACTGTTGTTTGCTCATTTAAGGTATTACCAAGTGGCAATAAACCAAATCCAGCTAGATCATTTGCGCTGGCTGAAGAAGTACCCACACCCATGGCAATGGTTGACCATGTGCCATTAATTGTGGTGTTATCTGTTAGATAGACATAGTAACTATTGACTGTTGCTGTTGTTGGAGCTACAGGAATAGTTTGAATCGTTCCACCAGAGTTATTGGCAACAGTAAAAGCATACTGACCAGCATTACCAATATTTCGAACAATAAATGCCTGACCTACAGATACTTCCAAAGCAGGTGGCAGGATCAGTTTTAATCCATTGGCAGTTGCGGTGACATCTAAAATATTGGCAACAACACTAGTGCTATTACTGTTGATAGGCCATTGAAGCGTTGTATCTGCACTAATTGTCAGATTTTCATAACCCACCTGTGCTGGGTTGATCGTTTGCCCTGTATAGGGTGAGGTGTATGTAGTCATGTTTAGCTATCCGCAACAATTGCTTGGCGATCAGGGATTCTGGAGATGTCTTCGTCTTTCAGTGACTTGATTGCTTCCAAGTACTTTTGTTGAAAAATCTGCCGTTGATCATTTTTAAGGAAAGGCATGGCTTGCAATAAAGTGCCAAACAACATTGCTGTAGGCGCGTTTTGTGTAAGCCAATTCGTCTGATTGGTAGAGCTCAAAGGAGCAATACGCTCGTAATAGAGAACCTCAAAACTGTATGCTTTGTCTGGTGTAGGAGCTACATACCAATGATCCCAGTCAGTGTCTGAGTAGAACAGAGGTGTCGAGGTGCTGGTATTGTTAGGCCAATAATTGGTCAAATACTCATATTTACGAAGCAATACAGGGGTGCGTTTACCAGTGCTGTCAGTAATGTTCAATGAGACAGTTTTGCGCCAGCGAGCAGGTTTAGCTATTGTTGGATTGCCAATAGTCATTGCTGACTCTGCAACCTGCAACTGACCCAAGGTTTTGATCTCTTGGGCAATCTCGAACTCAGCTAGAGTGATAAAAGTGGGGATAGCATTGATCGTAGCTTGGTCTGACCGCTCTAAGTACTGAAGTACATAGTAGGTCAAACTGTCGTAGGTCATTACCCATGATGGTGTGGCTGTGGTCATTTTTTCCCCATTGTTCCGTCTATTTTCCCATCAGGTTAACAATCTCACAAGGTCACTTATGCAATCATAGATTCTGATGTAGTTTTCACCTGTGCAACACGATTTAGCCAGCCTTTTCCAAAAGTTCCAAAGGTTGGCAAGCTCTTATAAAACGCATCTTTTTCAGCACTAAATTTATCAATCAAATCCTTGGGATTGGCATTCTTGATAGCCTGCACCGTTTGATTGCCAATTACGCCATCCGCAGGCACTCCTACAGCGGTCTGAATAAGTTTTGAAGCCCTGCCCACACCCATGTTCACCGATGCGTCAAAAACCGCGTAATCCACCCCAGAAGGTAGGTCGTCGCCCTTTACCTTGTCCCAGTAGTTTTGCTTGTAAATATCAGCAACTTCTTGGTCTGAAATGTTTCTGAGATCTTCTTTGGAAATGTGTGGGTTACCTTTCCATGCTTGATAGACAGATAAGGTAACGCCTTTCATAGTCGCCCCACCCGGATCGGCAGGGTTATCGCTCCATAATCCTTCGCTTTGGAGGACATGATTTAATGCAGATTGATAATTTTCTTTCATTTTGGCGTGGAGTTATATAGCATTTGATCTTTTTTCTGACTACCTGCGGAACTTCCAAAATAAAACGCAATAATCCCTGTCCAAGCAGTTCCTAAGCTTCCTAGCATAATCATCAAGGGTGTATTCGCAGTATCCGTAGGAGTAACCATAAGATAGGAAAGTATGCCAAAAAACCCAAAAGTAACAAGAATAGACAGGGTAGGAGGAATATAAGAGTGAGTAGCTGTTTGCATCTCACGAGCAGAGCTCCTGTCCTGAACAGCCAATTGTTCAAAATTTAATCCCAATTCTTGGGCTGATTTTTGAAGTTCGATTTCAGCTTGTTTGATGGAGGCGATTTGGTCAGCATTAAGCTTTCCTGAATCGATGGTTTCTTGTACTTGACTGGCATCAATTCCCAAGGCTTTAGATACAGCACTAACAGCCAGTCCTGCCAGAGGGCCACCAAGACAGGTAGCAATAGTGGGTGCAATTTGTTTCAACCATTCCATTTTATTTACCTATGACCGTTTGATTGTTGCCTTTTTGGACAACAATCTTCTCACCATCTACTGCAACGCTCATAGGATCGCGATCAGCCATATTGTCTAAGCGTTCAATCAATTGTTTCATAATTTCAAATTCAGGCTTTTCTTCTTTAGGATTGGCACCTGCTACAGAGTTCAGCATAGAAATAAGGGCAGTCAGAGACGCTCCAAGCAATCCCATAACCGCCGCCATTTTGTCTTTATCCAAAATGATGGAAGATCCAACACCCATCGCTACGATGATGGTGATATAGATAAGACCATGCTTACCAATTGCTTTGCCTGCTACTTCTTTTGCTGTTTCAATGTAATTATTTTCCATGCCATAAACCTGTGAAAAAACTGATTAATCCACTAACGCCTGAAACAATCGCCATTCCCATCCAAAAACCGCCACGGCTCTTATTAGCCAAGGCACAAAGTTCTTCTAATTGAGCTTCCATTTTGTCTTGCTTTTTGGAGATCTCATTAAATTTAGCCTCATAACCTTCGACTTTTTGCCAAAGTACGCCATACTTAACAGGGTCAAAATCAAAGGTCATGAGTTACCCATCCTTAAGCTTCAGGAGTACTAATCGGATTAGTATCTGCTAAAGCTTCGGCTGATTTAGCCAAAGACTCTTTTAGAAAATTAAAAAAAGCTTGTTTTCCCACATTAAGCTGATCGAGATTAAAAGCTGTAGAACTAATCTTTCGATCTAAATCAACACAATGGTTGAACAATACTTGTTGCTCTTGTGTCAAATCTTCAAACTGATACTCAACACCTTCAATAGTTACGGGGGTCTTTTTTTCGTTTCCCATTTCTATTCTCCTTAAAATTGCCACCAAAAAAGGGCTGGTGGCTTACCCTTAACTTTTACCAAGGAAGCGGTGTATTTTGTGGGCTTACTGGTGGGTTAATTTGGCTATTAATTTGTCCATCAATGTTGGCATAATAGTTAGCCTGATTGTCGGTAGCTTCGTTAATCCAACCCAATACGATAGCTTGGGTAAGCTGATCGTAAGGAATAAAATTACCTTCTTGGTCAGCAGAGTTAAATTGAATGTTACCGCCAATTTCTGCTGTATGAGTACCATCTGTACCAGAAACAGTAAATAGTACATTGACCACATAGCCAGGATCTGGAGTGTCAACTGTGTACATTGCATTGATTGTGGTTGTGTAAGTAATTGTCATTTTATTTTCCTATTATGGTTTTGGATATTTAGCTTTTACTGCATTGCAGGCGGAAATATAAGCATCAATTCCAGCTTGGTCACCTTTCACCACAGCATCAAGGTAATCCGTTACTGGAGGGTATTCCTGCTGCCTTTTTGCTTTATAAGCATTGTTTTCAGCTTCAATAGTAAATTGAGCAATTTGTTCTTCAGTAAATAAATTTTCTATTTGCATATTATTTCCCATTAATTTACATACGATCCGTTAATAATTATTGCGCTATATGCCATGCTGGTAGTTTTACCAGCGGTCACTTTAAAATTGGATGAATCACAAGTGAATGTAAAACTATAACCAGCGTTGTTTTGGGGTAGTGCGTTACTAATAACTGTTACAACATATGAACTGAATGCTTTAACAATATTTAATAAGTAATACCCAGCATAACCACCATCTATTCCGTTTGAACCAGTAACAACAAGTTCAATGTTAGCACTGCTTAAAGCACCAATTGTTGAAAACAATTGAGAAGTAGATATTAAATTATATGCCGAACCACTAGTTAATGACACATATCTATATCCTTGACCAACCCACATAGCAGTATCAGAATACCATCTAGGATTACCAGCACCATCAGATAACACAATGTAGTTACTACCTGTTGCAGAAATAGGTGCGCCACCGCCTGAATATTGTCCAATAATAGAGTTGTTAGTGCCACTTGTTACTTGATAGCCAGCCGCATAACCTACAAAAGTATTACCAGCTCCAGTTGTTGTATTACCAGCATAGCCACCAACCATAACATTACCAGTAGCAGTAGTGCTTGCATAACCAGCTTGAAAACCTAAAAACGCATTTAAATTTCCTGTTGTATTACTATAACCAGCTTGATATCCTAAATGAATAGAAGATGCTCCAGTAGTATTTGAATAAGCTGATTGATAACCTACTGCTGTGTTGTTAGATGCGGTGGTGTTTGATGTTAATGCACCCTCACCCACTGCGGTGTTATAACTGCCTGTTGTATTGGAAGCAAGCGCACCATCTACTGCATAAGAAGTTCCAACAGCAGTATTACTTAAGCCAGTTGTATTTGAAAAAAGTGACCGTAAACCAATAGCTGTAATTGCGCCTGTAGTGTTTGAATAACCTGCGTTGTAACCAAGTGCAGTTACTCTACCAGTAGTGTTGCTGTATCCAGCGTTGTATCCCACTGCAGTGTTGTTAGATGCAGAAGTATTTAACAATAATGAGGCATAACCTATTGCAACATTATATGAACCTGTATTGTTTTGTAATGTAGATTGACCCAATGCCACATTGTAACTACCAACAGAACCAGCACTTGCACCTATCAATGCATAATAACCAATAGCAGTGTTGTTGCTTCCTGTTGTGTTGTTCTGCATTGATCGGAAACCGTATGCTGAGTTATAGTTTCCAGTTGTATTGTTATATAAGGCTTGTAAACCAACAGCAATGTTTTGCGCTCCTGTGGTATTTGAATAAAGTGCTTGATAACCAAAAGCGTGTCCATCTCCAGTTGTATTGGAGAACATCGCTTGATAACCTACTGCGATGTTATTTGACGAGGTAGTGTTGTTATATAAAGACTGACCACCAAGTGCAGTATTATTTGCTCCAGAAGTGATGTTATATAAAGCATTGTCGCCAATGCCCACATTTTCACTTCCAGTTACACCAGCCCCAGCATAACCAAGAGCACGAATTCCAATTCCAACATTTCCTGAACTTGTAGTGATATTGTTACCAGCTTGAAAACCAATACCAATATTATTAGCACCAGTAGTGCTATAAAGAGCTTGATAACATACTGCGGTGTTGTTTCCACCTGTAGTGTTTCCTATAAGTGCTTGCGAACCAACGGCAGTGTTACTTCCACCTGAAGTTGTATTTTGTAAGGCATTAAAACCAACAGCAGTATTGTCACTTGTCGTGTTATTTTGCAAAGCACCATTACCAATAGCCGTTAAACTTGCGCCAGTGCTATTAAGCTGTAATGCACGCTGACCAATAGCAGTATTTTGACCGCCAGTAGTATTTGTAATACCAGATTGATATCCTACAAAAGTATTATTTGTTCCTGTTGTGTTTGCAAGACCTGATTGATAACCTCCAAAGAAATTATCAGTACCTGTAGTATTTGCATAACCAGCTTGATAACCTACTGCTGTATTACTAGAAGCGGTGGTGTTTGAAAATAAAGCAGATGCGCCCAAAGCAGTATTATAACCGCCACTAGTATTTGCATTTAAGGCATTTATACCAAATGCTGAATTTTGTATGCCTGTATTATTGTTAAATAAAGCAACAGAACCAACTGATGTATTGTAGTTGCCAGTTGTATTGCTATATAAAGACTGATAGCCGACAGCAACTTGTTGAGTACCTGTAGTGTTGGAATAAGAAGCTTGATAACCTACTGCTGTGTTGCTTGATGCGGTGGTGTTGCTTGGCAAAGCGTTTGAACCAACAGCTGTGTTGTATGAACCTGTAGTGTTCGTAGTTAATGCCGAGTCGCCAACACCTGTATTGTTTCCTCCTGTAGTATTGTTGTATACAGAAGAAACTCCAACTCCAACATTATTACTACCTGTTGTGTTGTATATCATTGAATAGTAGCCTAGTGCTACATTTCTATTGCCACTGGTATTGCTAGTTAAAGCGATATTTCCAAAAGCAGAGTTAGTTGCAACAGCACCACCGCCTTTACCTACTGTTAGACCTGAGATAGAAGCGTCATTGGATGTAGTTAATACGCCACCAACAAAAGTCAAAGCGGAAGATGCGCCTAATGCTCCGCTATTGTTATATTGAATTTGCGTATTAGAACCTGCCGCACCACCGACTACTGATGATGCCGCTACCCACGAGGGAGCACTGCCAGTCGATTGCAAAATGTATCCATTTGTACCAATACCAAGTTTAGATAACGCTGTACCTGACGCATAGTAAGGCAAATCACCTGCTGTATATGACGAAAGACCAGTTCCACCATTAGATGTAATCAATGTGCCTGTAACAGTCACGGCACCTTGTGTAGCTGTATTAGGAGTTAAGCCTGTTGTTCCAAAACTAATGGAATTTTGAGCGGCTCCTTTTGTTGCCAATACTTGAACTACACCACCTGAATCTTTATAAAAAAGCTTTCCATCAGCATAGTTAAGAGCAAGCTCTGTTCCAGAAGCTGAGCTAGTCAAATTAGACGCTAACGGTACATTCGTTGCTGTACCACTACCGTAGATCAGAATGGGTGTATATCCGCTTTGTGCCATGTTTTTTCCTTAAAATGCTCCACCTGCAATGCCACCTGTGATTGTGCCATTTACAGCGTTTGCAGTTATTGAAGAGTTTACCAATTGTGGGAGATTTCCACTAGTGGCAGTGACAA